TTCGGTGTGTGTTCTTTCGTAAGTGACTTTTGTGTGTTGTCCATCTTCGTGAATACTGGGTAGATTGCCCGATATACACCTTTCCATTTATTGTGTTCATTATTAAATACGTTGCGGCTGGGAGATTTTGACGGTATTGCTTTTTGTTTCGCTTTATGTTTTCTGAGTTGTCTTGACGCCATTGCTTATTGCGTTGACTTACACCTTCTTTGTTGTCTTGATACCATTGCTTGCTGTATTCTTTGTTGTCTTGACGCCATTGCTTTTGGTATTGCTTTCTGTATTCTTTGTTGTCTTGATAGTGTTGCTTGTGGTATTGCTTTCTGTGTTCTTTGTTGTCTTGATTCCATTGCTTGTTGTATTGCTTGATGTGTTCTTTGTTGTCTGGGTCTTGATAGTATTGCTTGTTGTATTGCTTAATGTGTTCTTTGTTGTCTTGATAGTATTGCTTGTCGTATTCTTTGTTGTCTTGACGCCATTGCTTTTGGTATTGCTTTATGTGTTCTTTGTTGTCTTGACGGTATTGCTTGTTGTATTCAACCCTACACGCCTTACATTGGTTTCTGTTTTTACGCATCTCACTAATCGGCTTCACTTCGCCACATTTGCTACAAGTCTTATTCATCTTCTTCATAAAAATCTGAAGCCTTTCCTTCTCGCTTATCAAATTTACGGATGATCTCTTCATCCATAATCTCATAAACTCTATTTCGAAATGCTTCTTCTTCCATCTTCTTTGCCCAACTGCCTGGTTGAAATCTGACAGTGTTGCCATCAGCCATTTCCATCGTATACCACGAACCAGCACTGGATAAGTATTTTGTGCCTTTAACTGCCTCAAAAAGACTTTCATCATCTTGAATGCCTACGTTGTCCACTCCCCACAATATCTTGAAAAAACAGTTTCTTCCTTGCGTTCCAAAGCGAGATTTCTCTAGTTTTACCTTAACCTCTGAACCAATTCTGAATCCATTTTCATCTTCAACAAACGCAGATTTTGCTTTCCTTCCTGTTAGCCAAATACGCAGCGAATACGAATAATGCATTGCTTTGCCACCAGGCGTCATATATGGCGTTGTCATCGCTGTGACTCTCGCGGCTGGGCCACTGGTGATATTTGCCTTTAATTGATTCAACACCAAAAAGGTTGCTTGCTTGTCGGCAATCGGAATTATCAACTTCGACATACCCTTCGCCAAAATGCGTGCTTTCACTGCCATCGATGATTGAGGGTTAAAATCCCCTTCAATATCAGAGATCGCGGGAGTTAATGCCAGAGAATCCCAGACAAACAAAATTCGTTCTTCCGTCGCACCCAGCAACTCTTCGATTGTCTCTAAAACGAACTCGACAGAGGATGCTTGGATGTACATTAGTCGCTCCAGGTTGCACCCTGTCTGCTCCAAAAAAACTGGATCGATAGCAGACTCAGAGTCAAAATATACAACGAGCATATCCTGTTTCTGAGCGTTTGCTGCTATCTGTGCTGCCATGTAAGATTTACCAGAACTATTAAGTCCAGCAATTTCTGTAATCTTACCAACAGGAATTCCAGCAAGCTTGCCTTTGCAAGTAATAGAATCTAACCAGCGCGAACCTGTGGAAATCCATTGTTTTACTTCTGTTGGATTCTCTCCAGTTAAATCATGGGCTACATTTCTGCCTGCTTTCTTGTTGACGATTTTCATCAAATCATGCATTGATACTCTGCCAGGTTTTGTTGCTGCTTTTCTAGCCATTTATCCCTCCTTTAAAAATATGAGGCACCTGATAACCCTGTGCCTCCCTGTGGGAACAAATCTAGACTATTTTCCTGCCATTAATTCATTAAACGCTCGGTCGACTTCGCTTTTTCCGTCAGCGGGACCATACTTGGCAGTCTCAGTTGAACGCTCTTCGGCAGTTTTGTCGCCAGCTAATTGTTCATCGAGAATCGCGTCGATCTGTGTGGAAGAAAGACGCTCGAAAAGAGAGTCAAAATCAGGCATACGATCAAGGAGGGCGGGGATCGCTTGCTCATCTTCCAACAGAGCCGATGTATTACGACGCATTTTTAGATTTGTCTGAGGGTAAGCACCGGGCTTAGTAGGCTTAGTGTAAGTAAGAGTGATATCAGTACCCTCAGAGGTATCTGTGACATCACCATATTCTGGATCAAGAATGTATCCCAAAAGCAATTCATAAGCTTGCTTCCCATAACCATATACCTTGATTCCTTCACTCTCTCTGCCGCGAACGACGACAGGTGAGAAAAAACGAGCACGAACAAAAAGCGACTTAGCCAACTTTTTACTCTCCTCGTCATTGTTTTGTGTACCTTCACGCCATAATGAAGACGCAAATTCGCAAATTGGGCAATTGTCGCCAAAATTACGTTTCGGACACATAATACCTCCGCGATGATCTCCAACGTTATAGTGGAAAGACACCTCTTTCAACGGATCGCCATCTGCAGTAGGCACGATACGAATATCAGTGTCTCCTTCATCTGGGCGAAACCAGACAGATGTGTTATCGCTGGTATTCTCCCCTCGCAATGCAGCGAGTTTCTTTTTCATTAGTTCCATATTGATTCCCATAATTTATCTCCTTTTTTTGATGTTTATGAGTTCGCAACAAGCGTTCCTTGTTACTTTATTATAAAACACTCAACGTAGCATGTCAAGCGTTATTTTGGATTGCATTGGTGTGGCTAATGCAAAAGCCAAAGTCTTGTTCTAGTGATGTCTCGTATATAGCATACGAGATTTTCCGAAAAGCATTTCTCGGCTTTTCTTTCAAAATATTCACCAACTTCTTGTGAAGCCCTCCTTCTTCTCTCATTCGTTTTTCGTTTATACACATATAATAACACAACTCTCTATCGATGTCAAGCGGAAAGCACCACTTTTCTTCAAGAGTTTTCATATTCAACATTGCAATCGATCTAATACGATTAATCTCAGATGGCTTTGAAACTTGTCCGATTTCTGGTTCTGTGTGTTCAAAGAAATTTAAATAATGCATTGTCGAAAAAATCGAACTGTTCAAAGTATCATAATAATCCTTAACTGGAATATTTTGTAATATGTTTTCCAAATTTAAATTCGAAAACAAAGTAATGGAGTTTAAAAGCCCAGAACGAGCATACTCTTGTAAAATACCAAAAACAGCTTTTTCAATCAATCGAGGAACACCAGTAAGCAACTCAGTGTCAGGTTTAATATAAAAAACATTTACCTTTTTATCTTTAATTTGTTCAAGTATCCCAAGAGCATAATTTGAACTATACGATGCCCCCATAACAATAAACTGCACATCATTATCAATGTCTTTGAAGAACTTTTTAACATTCGGAATGTTCTCTTCATATTCCTCTGGCTTGTCGTATTTCTTCAATTTAAACTTATACTTAGATGCGCGTGATACGTTACTGTTCATTAAATACACATTATAATTTGATGTATCAGCAAACTTTTCTGCGATAGCAGACGCCGCATTTCCTAATCCAATAATTGATATCATAGTTTAAGATCTTCTAACTCTAAATAGTTCTTACCAGCCTTCAAATTAACTAAATAATTGCCCAATCGATTTTCTGAAAATACCTTTTTAATATCAACAATATAATCACGCTCATCGTCGGTAACATCCAATACAATTTCGTCATGGACAATATGCGAAATGAATGATTTCTTACCGATTAATAATTCATCAATTTGAACAGCTTTTTCCAATACCAAATCTGCCGTTGTGCTCTGCACGAGATAGTTTAGCGCTTTCTTCTCTCCAACCATCAATTTACGGCCAAAGGGCGTTGTAACGCTACCATCGGCATACCATCTGTCAAGTGCTTTATTTTTATCGTATTCTCTGCTTTTAATGTCATTCGAATCTGGATTATATAGCCACGCAAAGAATGTCGTCTTCACCTCTTCCCTTGTTAGAGTGCGATTACCAAATACATTTTTCATATTCCAATCATGAATATCCTCTTGTGGTTGCGAATCGCCACACAATGCCAGAAATGTCCTCACTTCGGCGCCATTGTAATCTAGCGAAATAAACCAGTCATTCTTTGGCTTAATCAACTTCCGCATTTCCTTCATCATCGTGAGAATAGGAAAAGAACCAGGAGCAGTGGTTAATCTGCCTGTCACGGTGCCGAAAAGATTGTAATCGATGTATCGTTTTCCATTGAGCAATTTTTTGATTTTTTCACGAGCATACGAATTATAAAACAACGTTTTACAGTCCTTATTGTTAACTTCCAAATCTTGATATTTGATTTTGTACAACAATTTTGCTAGCTTATCCAAATGATCATAGTTTACTGGTTTTTCAAAGTTTTCAAAAACGTGCTTTGTTATCTGATTCTTTGCTTCACAAAACTGCAGCAAAAAATCATTCGGAACTAAATCAAAAAAGCAATGTTCGTGCAAATTGATCCTACCGATTCGAAATGAATTCAGATACGCCACAAAACGGCGCTGGAGTCTTTTGAAATCATCAAGCATATCCGCTGAACATGCCTCTTCTAAAGACAAACCAGAACACAACAATGAAGCATACTCCACGTTTGGATCTATGATGGATCCTGTGTATTTCCAGGTTTTTGTTAGATTTGTTGGAATATCGTCAAAGTGTAACTTACCATCGACATATAT